TCACAAGCAGAAATATTAAGAAAATATGTAAAAGATTTGAAAGTTTGGATACATAAAGAAGAGGGAAGATAATGGAACAGTTTCCTTATGGGGTTGTAATAATCTTGTCTTGTGGACTTACTTTTACTGCATACATCATTTACTACATATTAAAGTTAGCATCTGAGGAGATGAAAGATGAAACATCTGAGTCTAATTCTATCAATCACAAGTCTAGGCATTAGTGCTGCTATTGGCGTGGGTGCTTATATCACTTACCAGAAAGCACAAAAGATTCTAGATAATCCAGAAGCATTTGTTGGTGCTGTTGTAGAGAAGCAAGTCACCAAAGCATTTGAGAAACTACCTATCCCCAAACTAAATACTGGGAGTATTAAGTTTCCTTTCTAATGGACAATAAAGATCCCTATATTTATAGAATACGTCAAATTCACAAGGTTGTAGATGGCGACACTATTGACGCTGATATTGATTTGGGTTTTGATATCTCCCTTACTAAGAGAATTCGTCTTGCTGGTGTCGATACCCCAGAAAGTCGCACAGCAGATGCGAACGAAAAAAAATACGGACTTGAATCAAAAGAATGGTTGAAGCATCGTTGCGAAGGTGCCAAAAATATTCTAATCAAGACTGAACTTCCAGACTCCACAGAAAAGTATGGAAGAATCATCGGACATCTGTTTATTAATGATGAACCAACTTCACTCAATGATCAGATGATTTCCGAAGGATATGCCTGGAATTATGATGGTGGAACCAAAGTGAAAAACTTTGCTGAACTTGATGCAAAGCGTAAGAAGTGATTTACTTTAATATCGTAAGACTATTCTTAATTATTTGGAGTGCCCTAATGATTTCTGCTGTGGAATCTGTTGCGATTCGTACAGAAGGGCAAGTGGAACTTGAAAGTACAAGTAGAGATGCATATGCAAAAGTACTTGTCCTTGCTGTTGGTTCTTTTCTTGGCGATGCCGCTTTTAAGTTAAAGAAAAAATGAAAAGAATAGTTTTACATTTTTTAATTTTAGCAAGACTCCTAACTCACGATGGAATAATGCTTGAAAACAGAAGACCTATTCCTAAAAAACAACCGCCAGAAGTCATTCGTTTTGTTAGGAGACCAGCACGAAGAGGGCGAAAAAAATCTTTACAATTTGATACTAGTTTGTTAAATAGTAAAGATTTGTTTAAGGTGTTACAAAATGACCACGGCACCAGCAAAGGATAAACGTAAAGAAGAGAAGAATAATATCTTTCTAGAAATTCTTTATAACGTTTTAGTTCAGTTACCAGTTTTAGTGATTGGATGGATTATCACACAATTTACATCAGAAAGATAATCTGGCAGATAATTTTTTAGCAATTTTTTTAGCAGGGGCAAAGAGAGGTTTAAATCTTTCTTTGCCTTCTTTTGTGAACTTATCTTTGATTACATCGTCAATAATGATTTTATTATCAATCTCATAGAGAGCATTGATTTCAACTTGGTCACGAATATATTGCTCTACATTAGTTACTTGTTCTATTAAACGAGTTCCTTCGGCAGAGTATTCAAAAACATCTACATGTCCACCTTCTGCTAGGACATAATGTAGTACTGGCTTTACTTGTTTAATTTTAATCTTAAACTTATTCTTTGTTGCTTCTTTGATGATTGGTTCTGCTGCATTTTTTAATGCATTCAAAACTGTTGTTGATGCTATCGTAGCAGCAGTTGTGACTACTGCGACAGCACCAGCCGTAGCAACAAGAGAAGGGTCAGGTAAATTAATATCGACTCCATAAACACTAAAAGTTGTTGGTGTTGTTGTTGGTTTATCTGCTGGTATTTCAGCAATCGGTGTTTGAGTGGGAGGGGTTTGAGCAATCTGTGGAAGTTCGGGAGGGGGAGTAGGGTCTGGAAGACCTCTACTTTTTTCTTGTTGTTCTTGTTCTTGTTTTTGTTTTTCTGCTTTTACTGCAGCATCAAATTCTTCTTGTGTTGGAACATTGATGACTGGATAATTGATTGATGGATTTGTAATATTAATAACTGGTACTTCCAATCCACGAATAAGTGGTTGTTGTGTAGTTTGAGTGACAGGAGGATCTATTGTAGGTATGATTCTTGGAGAATCAATTTTTACTGATTTGATTGGTTGTATTTCCATTGACGACATCCTGTACTCGTGGATACTTCACAACAACATCAGCACAAATTTTAAAATAGGGACTTTCTGGATGGAAACTAATTCCATTTTTAATCGCTTCACCACACTTTAATAATCTTACAAGTTCAAAATCAAGTCTTGCTTTATCTGCCTCTGCTTGTTGTCTAGATATCTCTACCTTTGCTCTTGCTTTACAAATTTCAGTAAGACTTCCATCGAGAGGAAAGTTGAATCCCATTGAGAATCCAGCATTTCCGCTGTGAGATTGATATTGTGCTGGATCTGCTCCCCCATTTAGACTTCCTAAAATAAAAGGAGAGAGACTCATTGTTGGACCTTGGCAACTAACTCCACTACCGAAAGTATTCATGGCATAAGGACCTTGTAACACCTGAACTGCCTGGTTTGTGACATTACCAGTGGCAGATGCCGAAGGTCCTGCTATATTTGTATTAGATGGAGCTTGTTGTGCTTTACTTCTACTCGAACCTGCAAGAGTTAATAATAGTATAGTTGCTATTGCGTAAAGACCGATACTGAGTTTGTTGTTGAATCTTGTGTAGTGGTTCTTTCTATCCATGCCAGGCGTAGGAGTACCAGGAATATTGATATTCGTGCCTGTGACTGTATAAGATGTCCCAGTGGTATATTCTATTTGTTTAATCGTCTCAACGATTTCTGTGCGTGTCTTAGTTTCTGCTGTGATTGTTCCTCTGGTAAAATTAGGTACAACACTTTCAGCATATGCAGGAGTACAAATGACTCCCGCTGCTAAAAGCAGAACGGGAGTTATGTATCTCATTTGAATACACTTAATTCGATTGTTCTTTGTGCTGTTGCAGTTGTACCAGGACCACCAGCAGTTACGCTAGGAACGCCAGTTCCACTTAGAGAACCTGCAAGAGAACCTTTATCTCCTGCTAACTGAGTAGTAGAATTCCCATAAAGGTTGGGAGAAGCAATAACTCCACCAGAGACCGACTGAGTGGTGACTGCTGTATCAGCAGCACGTTGAGTTTCTGAGAAAGTAAATGCTTGACCGTTTGTATCAATGCCATATGAACCTGCGCCACCAACTCCACCAAGAGTAGTAACGTCAATATTTGTACCTGAAACAGAATAGGAAGCACCTACTCTTTCAGTTTGAATCGCTGCACCCTGAACACCAAGTTGAACGGAATCAGTAATTTTTGATGTAATTTCAGCAGCACCAGCAGGATTAACTAAGAATAATGTAGAAAGGACTAAAAGAACTTTCTTCATTTTTCTTGAGTAATAAACACTACAAGTATTTAGCGTAACCATTTTTAGAAGTGGAATACTTGACAAATCCTAAATAAAAACTTAATATGGAAAATCCCATATCAGGGATTTTATTATGAGTCTGTGATGTGACATTAGAGCCGTGGAAGGTGCCCTTCGAGAGAGGTGGTGTACCCCCCTTCTATACGGATGTAGAGTTCAATTAATTTTAATGCAAAACATCTTTACTGTAGCCCTGCCCCTTCTGGCATCGGTTACAACCAATATGGCAACACTGCCTGTATTTCCTCCTTTGACGGCACCACCAACGCCATTTTCTGTTGTTAAGGAGTTTGAAACTACGACAGCGATCCGAGAGGTTGCTCCCGAAAAGCCAAAAGAGAAAAGGCTAATTTGTAAAGGGTGTTCAGAACATGAACAACTTGCTGTGGATTATTTCCAAGAGCAAGGAATTAAAGACAGAAACGCCCTTGCTACTATCCTGGGCAATATTAAGCAGGAATCTATGTTCGTGCCTAATATTTGTGAAGGTGGTAGTAGGACCAGTTATCATAACTGCGGACGTGGTTATGGTCTGATCCAATGGACATCTGCCGATCGTTATTATGGATTGGGTGAATTTGCTAAGAAGTTTGGTGGTTCTCCATCAGCACTTCCAACGCAACTTCGTTATCTGACGAATGAAGTTCAATGGAAACGAATCGAAGACCGAATGAAAACTCCTGGTAAGTCTATCGATCGCTACATGAACTATGCGTACAGTTGGATTGGTTGGGGCATTCATGGTGCTCGTACATCTTATGCTCATGAATATGCTAACCGACTGATCACGGTAGAAGTTTGACAAACTGAATAGGTGAGGGGGGCTTGACAGATGCCCCCCTCCCATCTATAATAAACAAGTGATCAATTGGACCAGTAACTCAGTGGACAAGAGTATCCGCCTTCTAAGCGGTTAGCCGTAGGTTCGAATCCTACCTGGTCCGTTGGAGATTTATTCTCCATATATAAAAGTGATAGAGGGTAAGTCCCTGTTATATCCTTATGAGGTATATCACACTTACTCCATCAAATGTAGGAAGTGCAACACCTCTCGCTGGTTTAGACTGGATGATGTGGAAGGTGATTCTGTTCGCACATAGAAATCCCTCCTACCACCATTCCCTTATAGCTCAATTGGCAGAGCACGGAGCTGTTAACTCTGGGGTTCCTGGTTCGAGTCCAGGTGGGGGAGTTGGAAGTGATCCTGCGATAACCTCAAGAGCACTCCTTCCATCTAAAACCTAGAATATTTCTAGGTCAGGGGGATGGCCTCCCCTGTTTCGCCCTTGTAGCTCAGATGGTAGAGCACCGCTTTTGTAAAGCGGTTGTCGCAAGTTCAAGTCTTGTCGGGGGCTTATGGAAATTATAGAAATTGAAAATATTTTTTCCTTTGATGACTATTTAGAAATCAGAGAATATCTTAATAAACCCAATTGGTCATATGGACATAAAAGTTTTCCACAATCTATTAAATGTTTTTGGAAAATGGAATTGGAAAATAACGAATTCTTTACGAACCACTTATTTCAAATAATTAAAAAAAATATTGGTGAGTATAAGTTAGAAACTGTGTATGCAAATGGACAAACTTATGGTTTAGATGGGGATTTTCATTATGATTGTTCGCCATCAGATAATAGTAGATATACTTTTTTATATTATTGTAATGAAGAATGGGACAATAAGTTTCTTGGATGCACGGTGTTTAAAGACTCTGATAACAATATGAAATATTTTCACCCAAAACCAAATTCTGCAATATTATTTCCAGGAAATATATTACATTGTGGACAAGCACCTTCTAGGGAATATTATGGTTTAAGAATGACAATAGCGTATAAATTAAGAAAAATATGAATATATTTCATAACGATAAACATTCATTTCCATTTACAATAGTTGATGATTTGTACACTGATACTGAACTGTATTTGATATGGGAAGAATTAAAATATATTAGCTATCCCCATAAATGGGACACACCAGAATCTCATCCAAAAGATGGTGCAGTAAAAAATGGTGAACAACTTAAAAAAAATAAGTTTCGTTGGTTGGATAGTTATTATACGAATAGATTAGATTCGAATATTCTCACTATTAATAGAAAAATATTTCAAGATGATATGTGGGATAAAATATTTTTAAAACATCCAAATTGGTTTTTTAATACATTCGAATCTCATAGAGATCAAACATTGATTTCTTATTATGATTTAACAGATGATTGTTACAAACCACACAGAGATTCTACTTATGTTACTTGTTTAACCTGGTTTTATTTGGAACCTAAAAAATTTAATGGTGGTGATTTGATTCTTTACAATGGTGAGGATAAAATAAAAATATCTTGTCTTAATAATAGAATGCTTGTTATACCATCTAGAATACTTCATGAGGTTATGCCAATTATAGTTGATGGTGAAATAGAACGTTATGGTGGTAGATATTGTATGGCGCAATTTCTTACATATTCTTACAGATGTATACTTCCGGAAGATTAAAATTTTAATCAGGTATTGACATATTTCTGTTTATGCTTTATAATTTATTAGTCCGTGTGAAGTGAAGTGCGTGGGGTTCCGTGCCTGTGAAGAGGAAACTCTGAGGCTGGGTAAATCCCCACCATTTGCGGAAGTAACTCAACGGTAGAGTCCCTGCCTTCCAAGCAGGTTGTTGCGAGTTCGAATCTCGTCTTCCGCTTATAAAACCAAAAAGCTTGACTGATCCCAAAGAAAATGTTAAGATAAATACCGTGATCAATCGTGCCGCAACTACTTGCACGATTTTCACTATGTCGTTTAGTACTAAAAACAAATTTTTTATGAAACTCAAACAACTGATGCTTGCACCTGTTGCTCTGGGAATGGTTGCTCCTGTTGCTGCGAATGCCGCAGATCTGAATATGGCAGCAGTCAACCAATACTCTTCTGAGCAGGTTACAAGTGTCTCACAACTGTCTGATGTTCAACCTTCGGATTGGGCATATCAGGCACTCAGCAACCTTGTAGAGCGTTATGGTTGCGTTGCTGGTTATCCCAATGGCACCTATGGTGGTGGTAAGGCAATGACTCGTTATGAGGCAGCAGCACTTCTCAATGCTTGCCTTGATCGTGTAACTGAGGTTACCGATGAACTTCAACGTCTTGCAAAAGAGTTTGCTGATGAACTCGCTGTGATTCGTGGTCGTGTTGATAAACTGGAAGCCAAAGTGGGTGCGCTGGAAGCAACTCAATTCTCCACTACTACTAAACTGAAAGGTGAAGCATCTTTCATTCTTGGTGGTGTTGATAATGCTTGGACGCCTGGTAAACCTTCTAGCACCAATGTAGGCAATACTGCTTTCAATTACGATCTTCGTATCAATCTTGATACTTCTTTCACTGGAAAAGATCTTCTTCGCACTCGTCTGCGTTCGGGTAATTTCTCTTCTCAACCCTTTGGTTCCAGTTCTTCACTGTTCAAACTGGACAAGGCAGAGAGCACTTCTGATGTAGTTAAACTGGATCGTCTGTACTACAGTTTCCCTGCACTTGCCAAGGGTGTGACCCTGACTGCTGGTGCTCTGGTTCGTAACACTGAAATGACCTGGATTCCTTCCGCTTATAAGTCGGATGTTCTGGACTTCTTCCAACTTGCTGGTGCTCCTGGCGTCTATAACAAGGCAACTGGTTCTGGTTTTGGTGCTCAATGGGTGCAAGGTAAGAAAGGTTTCGTTGCTGGTCTGAACTATGTTGCCCAAGGTGGTTCTGATTCTACCAAAGGTGAGTTCAATGAAAAGGGTTCTCTGAACACTTTGGCTCAGATTGGTTACCGTACTCCTAATTATGGTGTTGCATTCGGTTATCGTTATGGTACTGAAGGAACACGTGTTCGCACCTTCAATGGTGTTCTGGGTTCTTCTGGTGCTCTTTCTCCTGGTCAAACCTCCAATGGTTATGCTCTGAGTGCTTACTGGCAACCTTCTAAGTCTGGTATCATTCCTTCTGTGAGTGGTGGTTATGGGTGGAATACTGTAAGTCTGAATGCCGAAGGTCAAGCAACTCCTAATGGTGCTACCGATTCGCAAACGTGGTACGCTGGTCTCCAGTGGTCCGATGTGTTTGCTAAGGGTAACTCTGCTGGATTTGCTATCGGTCAACCTGGTAATGCAGAAGGACTTACTAAGGAAGCAACGATGTGGGAATTGTTCTACAAGTATCGTGTGAGTGATAACATTACCGTTACTCCTGCGGTGTTCTATGTGTCGAACAATCAAGCACTTGCTGATACCTCCTCTAACTATGGTGGTGTAATTCAGACGACTTTCCGTTTCTGATAACTCACTCATAACCTGAGTGGAACCACCCTTTCTAGGGTGGGTTTTTTATTCTGCAATCAAAACCTTAACCAATTCTTAGTGGACTTTAAGGTTCTGTTTCAGTATTATTACTTACGAAGTTATTCACTTTTTATGAAACTCAAAAACTTTATTGCTATTGGTCTAGTTGCTGCACCTGTCGCTGCTCTTGCTGGATCTACTTTGAATGGTGCTGGTGCCACCTTCCCCGCACCAATTTATCAACGCTGGTTCCAAGATTATGCACGAACTTCTGGGAGTAGGGTTAATTATCAGTCCGTTGGTTCTGGCGCTGGTGTTCGTCAATTTATTGCGGGTACAGTTGACTTCGGAGCAAGTGACGAACCAATCAAACCAGCAGAAGCAGCAAAGGTGAAGCGTGGTGTCGTTCAAATCCCTATGGTGGGTGGAACGATTGCTGTTGCTTATAACAAGCCTGGTTGCAAACTGAAACTGACTCAGAAGCAAACTGTTGATATTTTTGCTGGACGTATCAAGAATTGGAACCAAGTTGGTTGTGCTGCTGGTCCTATGACTGTGGTTCATCGTTCTGATGGTTCTGGAACTACCTTTGCATTCACCAACTCTCTGGATGCATTTGGTGGTTGGACTGCTGGTGTTGGTAAGTCAATTAACTGGCCTACTGGTGTTGGTTCAAAAGGTAACGAAGGTGTTGCTGGAACCATCAAGAACACTGCTGGTGGTATTGGTTATGTGAATACTGGATTTGTTCGTGCTAACAAACTCCAAGCAGCAGTTCTTCAAAACAAGGCAGGTAAGTTCGTTGGACCTTCTGCTGTGACTGGTTCCGCTGCTTTGAATAGTATTACTTTGGATGCAAACCTTGCTGGTGAAAATCCAAATCCTGCTGGTGTAAATGCATATCCCATTTCTACTCTGACTTGGATTCTTGCTTATAAGAAAGGTAATGGTGCAAAGACTGATGATATTCGTGCTGCTATCAACTATGCCCTGAGTACTAAGGCACAATCGATTGCTGATGATCTTGGATATGTTCCTCTTTCAGGAAGTGTTCTGAACAAAGCACGTCTTGCTGTTGGTCGCATCGGCAACTGACATACATAGGGGGGGTTGACAAAACCCCCTTTTTAATGTATTATAGATAACGAGTTAGGAGGTTTATGTCTCTTATTTCCCAAACAGACCGTCAAATGGTCATTGAGGCACTTGAATTTTATAATATGCAAAAGAATAATTGCAATGAAGCGGCAATCTATTCTTATAATACGCTTCTTCGCTGGATAGAACTAGAATATTTCAAGAATGAAAATTAATTTGTGGTATTGTAATGATATGAAGCAGTGGCGTTGGACTCTGACTGATGATCATCGTCCCATTATTAAACAGGAATCTGGTCAAAGGGAAAATCTCCGTGATGCTATGAATGATGTAGCAAATACAGTTGAATATCTTATGAGTCAATCTTGACTTTTTATGGGCGATTGGCGCAGCGGTAGCGCAGCTGCTTTACACGCAGACGGTCATTGGTTCGAATCCGATATTGCCCATTATAAATATTTAAAAAAATTGAAGAAGTATAACTGATTATACAAATGGAAAATTTAAGAATCAGATGCCGCTCCTGTAATAGGGAGTTAGAAGGGCATCCTACGAAAACTGTGTCTTGTGGTTGCTCTAATATGGCATCCATTCGTGGTGATAAGATTTCAGCAGTTGACTTATCTGCTGTTATTATGTTAAACTCTTATGGTCATAAATCAAAACCTGGCGTTCTGACTAATGAAGATCTTGCCTTTCAGGAGGCAAGAAGACAACGTAAAGTAAGACGTTTAGATTTTGAAGTCCGCTGAGGACTTTTATTGGAAGCGTGTCCGAGTGGTTTAAGGAACTTGTCTTGAAAACAAGCGTGTTAATAGCACCGTTGGTTCGAATCCAACCGCTTCCGTTACAAATATTACAAAATTTTAGATTTTCTTAATCTATATTTTTGTATCAACACAAACTTGACATAGTAAAAGTACTTACTAGAATAACTAGTAGTATTCAACCTAAAACCCTATGGATCAGCACACCTATGACAATTGGGTGAAGATCAAGGAGACTTTTGAATCTTCTGGGAACACCGATAATATGTTCTATAAGAGAGCAGTAGAAATCGTTAAAACCAGAAGAGATCCTCTGGCAAAGTTTCTTGGAGATGAGAAATGATGGAACCATTTGACGATGATTATGTAACTCGCACAGAAGTGCAGGAGATGATCGATGCTGCAATACGACGACACAACCGTAATGCTTCTATCATTAGTATGTGCGTCGGTTGGGTGGTTCTTGCTTTATTTGCTGAGGGACTCCTCCGATTAGTAGGTGTTATTCCGCCATTACTTCCATGGCTCAAAATCACTCTGAACTAATCTTTTTAGTTCCTTGGTTTGTGATGGTAGGTATTGCTGTATCAATGGTCATACAAGGTTGGATGGTAATGAATGCTCATCACGGATACTCAAAAAGTCCGAAGGTGAAGCATCCAGAAATGAACGACGTTAAGGCAGGAGATCCATTACTTGTGCTTAGAATTACAGAAGAGGATTTAGAAGAACTCCAAAAAAGAGTTCTACAACAAAAAATAGACGAACTATTTGAAGAACCTTCAACTTATGAGGATGAGGACGATGAGTAATCTTTTTATATCTTCATTTTTACTTTTTGGTTCTATTATACTATTCATTTATTGGGGACTTACACACGCATATCCAGGAGTTGTATGAAAGTAGGATTAATTGGTTTGGGAAGAATGGGTGAGGGCATGTCTCGCCGTATGATGAAAGCAGGAATAGAAGTTTGGGGTTATAGGAGAAATTATGAAAAAGCAAACGAAGCATACGAAAACGGATATGTTAATGGTATTACAACTTCTATACAAAGCCTTGCTCAAGTAGTAAAACATACTCAGAGTGGAGTATCAGACAAATATGGACCAGGCATCTTTATGATGGTTGTACCAGCAGAAACAGTAGAGGAGACGATCAATGAGTTACTACGATATTGTGACGAAGGAGATATTATTATTGATCATGGCAATAGCAATTTTAAAGACAGTCGGAAAAGGGCAGAACGTCTGGCAAAACTTGGTATCCAATATATTGATTGTGGCACTAGCGGTGGTGTTTATGGCTTGGATCGTGGATACTGTCTTATGGTTGGAGGTGGAAATACTGCAGTCGCCACTTGTTCGCGCATTTTTGATGCACTCGCCCCAGGAATCAGTGCTGCCCCCAGGACTCAATTTAACTCAGACGTAACCTCTGCCGAGTTTGGTTGGTTGCATTGTGGTGGTCCTGGTGCAGGACATTTTGTAAAAATGGTTCATAATGGTATTGAGTATGGCATTATGCAGGCATATGCCGAAGGATTCAATATTCTCAAGAATGCTAATGCAGGTGCTCAGTATGTCAGAGAAGGAGATGCAGAGGTCGCCCCAATGGCGGATCCAGAATCCTATTGTTATGATATTGATGTTGCTGAGGTTGCTGAGTTGTGGCGTCGTGGTAGCGTGGTTGGGTCTTGGTTACTCGATCTTACTGCTGATGTGCTACGCAGGGATGGTGAGCTTAAACAGTTCTCTGGCGGCGTATCCGACAGTGGTGAGGGTCGTTGGACTGTTTCTGCCGCTGTGGATTTGGGGGTTCCCGCTCCTGTCATTACTACTGCACTATTTGAAAGATTTAACTCACGCAATCTCGGATCATTCGGGGCAAAGATTCTAAACGGAATGCGTTATATGTTTGGTGGGCATCATGTTAGGTAAAGCACTTTTATTTGTTTCAATTCCTTTCGTATTAACAACTCTTTATTTCGGAACAAAAGGAGGGTATTATGATACCGAAAAGTATAAAGGAAATGGAACCGCACATTAGACAGCGGTATCACTTTGCAACATCAGCATTTGTGAGAATGTGGGGACATAAATCATTAAATGATCGTCGTATTGTGGAATTTTGTCAGGTATGGGCTCATAGAACTGAAAATGCCCCATTGGATGATAAAGTTCTTGATCAATATTTTTATTACGAATTTAAAACTTGGAGAGGATACTGATGTTTCATTTAGTGGAAGTACTGGCAGCAAGTCCAGTTTGGTTGGGTCTTTGTGGAGCAGGCTTGACAATCGCTCCTATTATGGGTATAATGCTCATACACCGAAATAAATAACGGTGTAACGGGGTGTAGCGCAGAGGTAGCGCGTCTGTTTTGGGAACAGAAAGTCGGGAGTTCGATCCTCTCCACCCCGATCGCCAGTTTCTTCACTGGCACACTTGACACAAAAACCCAAACACTTTATAATAGTAGAGCAAACAAAACAAAACAATGTCTCTGATCCAAAAATTCAAGAAAGATGTTAGCACTCTTCGTCTTGCTGCTAACGGGGAAATCTACCTTGATGTAAAGAATCCGAAACTTTATAAAAAGGTTCGCCGCTTTTATGAAAACGAAGGCGTCGTATTTTCTGGTGACCCCCTTGATGATTACGAAATGCTTATGGAGTACATCGATCAAGATCTTGAATCTATTGAGGTTGCATGACAAAAGTTCTTCTGGAACGTGAAGGATATCGCTTTGTTGAAGCAGGTATTCTTGAAATAAACGGTAAACCCGATTATCGCTTGCAAAAGCAAAACTATTATACCAAACGCTGGAATGACATTTATCTTTTTGATAATGGTCTACAATGTACTACTGCAATGGAAGACATTGAATATGCGAAGTGGTTAGATCCAGATAGAGTTCCTTGTTATGTGAGAGACGATGATTAAATAGTCTCGGGATGACTATAAAAGCGCACTGGTCGGGAGCAAACCCCTTATGTCTAAAACAAGTATCCTAAGGTATCTTGGGAACTTTCTTCTCATAATTGGTTATCAAACTATGTTGTGGGGAAATTTTAAATATGGTTTGCTGGTCAAAGTTATTGGAGGATTTCTAACAGTACCTTTTGCCATTAAACTTAAACTTTGGGATGTACTATTCTTATGTGCATTCTTTGGTATTACCGAGATATCAAAGTTAACCCAACTTTTCTTAGTTTCTTAAAACTAAGTGGTGGAGTCAATCTGACCCCTTCTGGTTTCTTGCTTTTCCATAAAAGAGCAAGTGGTGCGGATGGGACTCTCTCCCGCCTGGTTTCCAATTTCCAGTCAAAGAATTGGTGGCGAGCCTGAGTTACAGAGGTGGGTTGCATAAACCCACCTTTTTTAGTATAATAATTAAAAGTATTTTTGTCTATGAAGGTTGCATTAATTACAGGTATTACAGGACAGGATGGATCTTATCTTGCTGAACTTCTTTTAGAAAAAGGTTATGAAGTTCATGGTATCGTAAGACGTGCATCTTTGATCAATACTCATCGTATTGATCATTTGTATCAAAATGTTAAGTTACATTACGGAGACTTAACAGACTCTACTAATATAGTAAGAGTTATACAAAAAGTCCAACCTGATGAAATTTACAATCTTGGTGCTCAGAGTCATGTCAAAGTATCCTTTGAGATGCCTGAATACACTGCTGATGTGGATGGTATGGGAACTCTTCGGGTTCTTGAAGCAGTGCGTCTTTTGGGTATGGAAGACCGTGTACGCATCTATCAAGCCTCTACAAGTGAACTTTACGGACTGGTTCAAGAAACTCCTCAAAAAGAAACAACTCCATTCTATCCTCGTTCCCCTTATGGTTGTGCCAAACTTTATGGATATTGGATAACCAAAAATTATCGTGAAGCATATGGAATGTATGCTTGCACTGGAATTCTGTTTAATCATGAATCGCCAAGACGTGGAGAAACGTTTGTAACACGTAAGATTACTCGTGGTCTTTCAAAGATTTCTTGTGGACTTCAAGATGTTCTTGAACTTGGTAATCTAAATGCAAAACGTGACTGGGGACATGCTAAGGATTTTGTTGAGGCAATGTGGTTGATGCTTCAACAAGATCAACCAGAAGACTATGTGATTGCTACTGGTAAACAGTATTCTGTGCGTGAGTTTGTGGAAGAAGCGGCACCTTATTTTGGTATGAATATTGTTTGGGAAGGTGAAGGACTTGGTGAAGTAGGTATTGATAAGACTACTGGTAGAACGGTCATTAAGGTCAATCCTAAATATTTTCGACCTGCTGAAGTAGAGACTTTATTAGGTGATGCCACTAAGGCAAAGGCAAATCTAGGTTGGGAACCTAAGATTTCTTTTAAACAACTTGTTGAGGATATGTGCATTTATGGACAGTGAAAGTCGTGTTTATGTTGCTGGAAATACAGGATTAGTCGGTTCTGCAATTGTTCGTATGCTTCATATGAAGGGGTATACGAATATTATTTCAACGCCATCTTCTCATTGGGATTTGAGGCGGCAGGAAGATGTTGAAAGATTTTTTAGGGTAAATGAACCAGAATATGTCTATCTTGCAGCGGCAAAAGTAGGTGGTATTGGTGCAAATAATAATTATCCTGCACATTTCATCTATGATAATTTGATGATCCAAACAAATATCATTGATGCTGCTAGGAAATTTGGTGTAAAGAAACTTTTGTTTTTGGGTTCATCTTGCATCTATCCTAAGTTTGCAACACAACCAATCACCGAAGATCAGTTGATGACTGGTGCTCTTGAACCAACAAATGATGCTTATGCGATTGCTAAAATTGCTGGTATTAAAATGTGCCAGGCATATCGTAAACAGTATGGGTTCAATGCAATTTCTTTGATGCCTACAAATCTTTATGGTCCTAATGACAATTTCGATCTAGAATCATCTCATGTTCTTCCTGCAATGATTGCTAAATTTCACGCTGCTCTTAGTCATAGTAAGCATTGGGAAGTCAAACTTTGGGGTGATGGGTCTGCTATGAGAGAGTTTCTGCATGTTGATGATCTTGCGGAAGCGTGTTTTGTTTGTATGAAAGATTATAATGAATTTGAACATATTAATGTTGGCACTGGTGAAGATGTAACGATTAAGGAACTTGCTCAGACTGTTGCTGATGTTGTTGGATATAATCGTGACATTAACTGGGATTCTACAAAACCAAATGGAACTCCACGCAAAGTTTTGAATGTAGATAAAATCAAAGCACTTGGGTGGGAACCAAAAATTTCCTTAAAGGAAGGTATTAAGACAACTTACGAATGGTATAAAGATTATGTTGTCATTTAATAATCTTGGTAATCTTGGTAGACTTGCAAATCAAATGTTTCAATATGCCTCATTGAAGGGTATAGCAAGAAAGAATGGATATGAGTTTTGTATTCCTTCGAAGGATCTTTTTGGCATTAGTGATTTGAATGTAAGATCTTCGGATTGTACCATACATGATTGTTTTGATCTTTCTAATATTCACCAAGAAATTATTAAACAACCATTACTTCAAGAAAAGGGGTTTGGTTTTGATGAGCAATTTTTATCCAATTGTCCTGATAATGTAGATTTATTTGGATATTATCAAAGTGAAAAATATTTTAAACATATTGAAGATGAGATAAGAAAAGATTTTACTTTTAAACAAGAAGTTTTAGACCTATCTTTGGATTTTTTTAAAAACTTTGAAAATACCAAAGTTATTTCACTTCATATTCGTAGAGGTGATTATGTAGTTAATTCAAATCATCCTGTACAAACCATAGAGTATTATGAAAAAGCATTAGAATATTTTGATGATACTCTTCCTGTTTTAGTATTTTCTGACGATTCTGAATGGTGTAAGCAGCAAGAACTTTTTATTCCAGACCGTTTTATGATATCTGAAGAAAATTCAACAGATGCTGATTTATGTCTAATGTCTTTATGTAAGTATCATATTATAGCGAATAGTTCTTATAGTTGGTGGGGTTCTTGGTTGGCAAAAAGTCAACGAACTATTGCACCTAAAAAATGGTTTGATGGTGACTGTATAAATCACAGTACACAAGACTTATATTGTTCCGATTGGATTATCATCTGATGAAAATTTGTATTTTAACTATTGCAACAAACAAGTATATTCAGTTTGTTGAACGACTTCTCGATAATATTGAAGAAAATTTTTTAAATGGGCATGAAATTGAATGCCTACTTTTTACAGACCATGAAGTAGAAGCATCTGATAACGTAAGAGTTTGTCAGATTGACCATGAACCTTGGCCAATGCCAACTCTGAAGAGGTACAACTACTTTGTAAAAGAGAAAGAGTTTATCTCTCAGTTTGACTATTGCTTCTACTTTGATGTGGATATGGGTCTAGTGGATAAGGTTGGTGATGAGGTTCTGAGCGATCTGGTTGCCACCCAGCACCCTTACCAGTCCTTCTATCCTAAGGAGCAGAGGTCATATGATAGGAACCCACAGTCCCTTGCATACGTGCCTGTGGGTGAGGAAGGTGAGCATTATTATGCTGGTGGATTTAATGGTGGTTCGACTAAAAGATTTCTTGAAATGGCAGAAGTTCTTGCAGACCGTGTGACAAAAGATCTTGAAAATGGTGTGATTGCTTTATGGCATGATGAGTCACAGATGAATCGATATCTGATCGATAATCCACCAACTTTAAGTCTTACTCCTTCATATTGCTTTGCCGAGGAAATGATGGGTAGTTCTGAGTATCCCTACGAACCTAAAATTATTGCATTGAAAAAGAACCATACTGAATTGAGGAATTGATAAATGAGTAACATTTGTGCATATTTTCAAACTTATAGAAATAGAAAAGCAACAGAATTTGTACTTGAAAATTTTAGAAAACATCATCCAGATTCTCCATTGATGATGTTTTCGGATGCTGGATGTGATTTTAGTGATTTAGCATCCAAGTATAATTGCAATTATCAACATCGTTTTATCAATCTTGGGAGACAAGGTCATCAAAAAATTAAAACCGAATCCGAGTATCCTGTAAATCCAAGTTATGCTTTCAATAAAGAAGAAACTCTTGTATGGTTGCAAAGATTCTATGAGTCTTGTGTATATGGAGTATCAAATAACTGTAAGTATATTATAATGTTAGAGGATGATGTATTAGTCAAGAATAGAATAACTTTTGTTCCGGAAAATAATGGATTTTGTTGTGGTCCAGAAAATATGGAAAATTCTATTAGTCATTCACTTACAAATTATCTTGCACAAAAGTACAATATAGTTTGCAATACAAATTTTTATGCTTGTTGTGGTGGTGCAATTTTTGATGCAAAACTTTTTGTAGAAAACTATTATCAAGTTTTGTACTTTATTAATACAGAGTTTGATATTTTATTCCATCTTGATAATAAGATGGGGTGGTTAGATTTTTTTATGCATATCATTTATTTTTATCTTGGATGCAAGTATGTTCCCAATCCTCAATTTGCAGAAACTTGGATGAAGCAGAAGTGGGGAATTGATTGGGAACTTCCAGAATATTCTATTATTCATCAATATAAGGAGCATTATTAATGGCTAGACGTAAAATTTTAATTGACTGTGGCACTCATTTAGGGATGGGATGTTCCCAAATGATAAAACACTTTGAAATGGATCAAGAATGGGAAATATTTGGATTTGAGGCAAATCCATATGTTTTTGATGCTTATGTTAAAAACATTAAGTCTGAAAAGTATTCAGTTTTAACGGACAAAAATATTAAAATAGAAAACAAAGCTGTATGGATTTCTGACGAAGGAGTTGAGTTTTCTTTAAGAGGTATTACTCAATATCATTATGATAATTATTATGGTGATGATTGGAAAAATGATCTAGCAACTATGGTTGGTGAGCATAACGGATTAGAGGTTGGTGAAGCACTAAAAGTTCCTTGGGATGGTGGTTCTTGTGTATCTCAACTAAAAAATAAAATAAACGATACCTCTGAAAGAGATAAACTTTATGAATGGCACGAAGATGTTAAAGTTGAGTCATTTAATCTATCTCAATGGATAATTGATAATTTTTCCTCAGATGACTTCATTGTACTGAAAATGGATATTGAGGGATCAGAGTATGAGGTCTTGCCTAAAATGATTAAAGATGGTAGTATAAACTATATCGATCACGCATTTATTGAATGGCACGATTGGGTTATGCCCGAATATCGGTCTAGAACTTCTGAACTAATGAATGGACTACAAAATGCAAATGTACAACTTGGAGGATGGGGTTAATTTATGAAAGTTTCTATAGGAGAGTATGAAATTGAAGTTCCTCATAAAGATGAAAGTTTCAAACCACTTGAGCAAAATAACGCCAGTCTAGATAAAACGGTAATTGATGGTGAAGACATTACTGTCGGATTTGTTTATAATGCTGTCTATAAGCAAAAGAGGGCACTTGAATATGGACTGGAGCAGATTCGAAAGTTTTATCCAAATTCAAAGATATACATTGTTTCTGATGGTGGATATGACTATTCGTATCTTCAAGATCAATATGATAACTTAAAATTTGAAATGGGCGAAGATACTATTGGTGCCTACACTCAAATGGATTTTTATAACTATCGTGAGGAAGAAAACCAGAAAGCAATTAAGAAAAATATTAAAGTTAATATTGAAAGAATCGTAGCAGGTATTGAGTATTGTGAACATCCGGACTGGATTTTTATGACTGAACCTGATGTTCTTCTTAGAGGTAAGGTATCTTATCCATCCAATGCAAAACTATTAGGAACTCGTCTAAATTATGCTTGGGATATTCCAGGAAGACTTGATCAGTATATTGCAATGAATCAGATTTCATCACAAGTTGATACTTCTATTCCAATGTTTAGATGGGGTGCTGTTCCAGCAATATTTGATACTAAAACTTATCTGAAATCTGTTAAAGCGTATAAAGAAAACTTTGAACTTTTGGATGATATTACTACGACTGTTTTTGGAGTAAATTGCTTTGATGTAATTGTTCCATTTTTGTTCTCACTAGTTGGGGAGGAAGAAGTTTATAATTCCGAAATTACTGAGTGTCTTAGAGATCCATCTTGGAAAAATTCAAGTCATCCTATTGTCCATCAGTTTAGGGAATATTATTCTGATGAGTCTCATTACCCATACATTGAAATTCAATAAGTAAAATGAACCGAGTTACAGATTATAAAAAACTAAAATTAGATATTGTTAACTGGATAAGTCAATATCTTTTTCAAAATCCATCTATTAAATCCCTTGTAGTTGGTGTTTCGGGTGGAATTGACTCTGCTGTGGTATCTACTCTATGTGCAGAGACTGGTATGCCAACTTATGTTTTGTCAATGCCTCTACATTCTTCTTCCGATAATAATCGTCTTTCTGATGATCATGCAAAAGCATTAGAATTAAAATATCCAAATGTTACTAGAATTCATATAGAACTTTCTGATGTCTATGATAAGTTTATGTATGGATTGAATTCTTGGACAAATAGTGATAATTATACAAGCAATGAACTTGCTAATGCAAATACAAAATCACGTCTTCGTATGGTAACTTTGTATCAAATAGCAGGATCAGTAAGTGGTATTGTTGTTGGTACTGGTAATAAAGTTGAAGATTATGGAGTAGGATTTTATACTAAATATGGTGACGGTGGAGTTGACATTGCTCCTATCGCAGACTTGTATAAAACTGAAGTATGGGAACTTGGGAAAGAACTTGGTGTAGATCAACGTATTATTGATGCCCCTCCAACAGATGGTCTTTGGACCGATGGTAGATCTGATGAAGATCAGATCGGGACCTCCTATGAGATGTTGGAGTGGGTAATGGAAAAAGGTCTATCAGAAGATCCAATGTTTATGACTGAGCAAGAAACATTAGCGATTAATGTCTATCAAAAATTTAATACACAAAACAAACATAAAATGCTGCCCATTCCTACATTTAAACTATGACTGCAACTATTGAAGACGTTAAAACATTCTGGAATACCAGACCTTGTAATGTTCGTCATTCTCAAAAAGAAGTCGGAACCAAAGAATACTTTGATGAAGTAGAAAGAAAACGATATACTGCAGAACCACACATTCTAAACTTTGCTGATTTTAAAACTTGGAACGGAAAAAAAGTTTTAGAAATTGGATGTGGTCTTGCTACAGATGGAATTAACTTTGCTCGTGCTGGAGCAGAATATACTGCTACAGACTTGTCTGTTGAGTCTCTCAATCTTGCTAAAAAACGGTTTGAGGTGTATAATGAGAGGGGTAATTTTTATGTCGGTAATTCTGAAGAACTCTCTTCTTTTTTGCCACAAGAGACATATGATTTGATCTATTCATTTGGTGTTATTCATCATAGTCCAAGTCCAGAAAAGATAATTTCTGAGATTAAAAACTATATGAATAGCAATAGTGTTCTCAAAATTATGTTATACGCTACTAAGTCTTGGAAAAACTATATGATTGAGGCGGGACTTGATCAACCCGAAGCACAGTATGGTTGTCCTATAGCAAACACATATGCAGAGAACGAAGTGAGAGAACTACTAGATGGTTTCGATGTAATTTCAATAGAACAAAATCATATCTTTCCATATCAAATTGAACCATATAAGCAAGGTAAGTTTCAAAAAGAGCCCTGGTTTGAAGCAATGCCTTCAGAAGTATTTGATGTTCTGAAAAAAAATCTTGGGTGGCATCTACTTATTACAGCAAAATTAAAGGAAAACTGATATGACTACAAAGTTGTCGAAAAAAGTAGCAATGATTGGAGTTGGAAAACTCGGTCAAGCTTGTGCTGAAGTTATGGCAGAATCGTATCCTGTTGTTGGATATGATGTTTCTCCTAGAACTCCAAGAAACTTTAAAATGGTTGATACTGTGAAAGAAGCAGTAGAGTTTGGTGACATTGTTTTTATCGCTGCCCCCACTCCACACGATCCAGCATATGATGGTCGTAGACCAACTCATCACCTACCTAATAAAGATTTTGATTACTCAATTGTGAAGGGTATCCTTGCAGATGTAAATCAATATGTAGATAAGTCAAAACTTGTTGTTCTCATTTCAACCGTTCTTCCTGGCACCACACGCAGAGAATTGGAACCTCTTATTACAAATGCTAGATTTGTTTATAACCCTTATCTGATTGCTATGGGTACAGTGGGTTGGGATTTTTCTAATCCAGAAATGGTTATGATTGGAACTGAAGATGGTTCTGAAACTGGTGATGCAAAAGAACTCATCCAGTTCTATCGTCCAATGATGAATAACGATCCTCGTTATGTTGTTGGAACTTGGGATGAGTGTGAATGTATTAAGATCTTTTATAATACTTTCATTTCAGCAAAAATTAGTCTTGTTAATATGATCCAAGATGTTGCTGAAAGACAGGGTAATATTAACGTTGATGTTGTAACTGATGCACTCAAAAATTCTAATCAAAGAATTATGGGTCCTCGTTATATGAAAGCAGGTATGGGTGATGGTGGTGCTTGTCATCCCAGAGACAACATTGCTTTGCGTTGGATGTCTGATAACCTAGGTCTTGGATATGACCTTTTTGATGCCATTATGGAAGCAAGAGAGATTCAAGCAAAGAATCTTGCCGAAAAACTTGTTGAACCAGGTCTTCCTGTGGTAATTATTGGTAAGGCATATAAACCACACGTTCATTATGAGGACGGTTCTTATAGTATTCTCGTCGGTCATTATGTGGAAGAACTTGGTGGAACAGTTTATTATGATGATGACTACACTGGCGATAAACCACCAGAAGACCTTGGACCAGCATCTTATCTCTTAGGTCATGATCCAGAAACAACATTTTTGGGATGTTTGGATCCGGATCCAAATAAGCAAGATACTTCTATTTTCCCTGAAGGTTCTGTTATTGTGGATCCATGGAGAAAGTGTCCTGAAATTTCTGGATGCACTGTCATTCACTATGGTAATACTAGGATTAAAAAGTGATGAAGATAGCATTAGTTGCTGGGGGACACTTACCCATTCCTCCAGCAGGTTGGGGTGGAGTTGAACATTTGATCTGGAACTTTACTAAACAACTTGAAAAGGGTGGTGATGAAGTAACCATTATCAATACGCAAGATTTAAATGAAGTAGTTGAAACAGTAAATTCTCAACATTTTGATGCAGTTCATCTTCACTATGATGGATATGCTGATATTATGCCTCAACTAAAATGTGATAAGAAACTAATTACCAGTCACTATCCATATCTAACAAACCCCGAGAGAGAATATCTCTGGATTTTTGATAAGATGAGAAACTGTGGCAGCCATATTGTTTGCCTATCTGAAGAAATACAAAATGTTTTCATTCAGCGTGGATCAGCAAAAACAGATGTAAGCGTTCTTCCTTGTGGTATTGAGGTTGAATCTTATTCATTTGAGAATGAAGCATCTTTTCCAGATAGGTCTATTGTGATTGGAAAAGTGGAACCAAGAAAACGTCAAGCATTTCTCCAAAATAAAAACTTGAATATTGATTTTATTGGAAATTGTGTTGATCCATCTTTTAATACTTCTGATCCTTGTTATTTTGGTGAACAGAGTAAAGAAGATATTATGGAAAACCTGACGGGTTATGCCAATATGGTTCTACTTAGTTTTGGTGAAGCACATCCCTTTGTTTGCCTAGAAGCAATGTCTGCTGGTCTTGGATTGGTTCTATCGGAGCAAAGCACTGCAAACCTTGATCTATCCCAACCTTTTATTACTGTCATTCCTGAAGATAAATCATTTGATGTTGATTATATCAGAGAAAAGATTCAAGAGAACCGAAGCATCTCATTGACTATGAGAAAAAAGATACGTGAGTATTGCTTTAACAATTTTGATTGGTCTGTTATAATAGGTAAATACAAGAACATCATTAAAGGTATATGAAAAGAGTTGCAGTAATTTTTATAGGAACAGGTGCTTACATAAACTTTTTTCATAATTATTATGAAAAATGTGAAGAGTATTTTTTACCAAATACTGAAAAAACTTACTTCTGTTTTACAGATGCTGAGTTTGGTGGAGATATTCCATCGAATATTAAAATAGTTCCTATTGAGCATAAGTCTTGGCCAAGTGTTACCTTAGAGAGATTTCATACGGTTCTTTTGGAAAAAGATAATCTTTCTGAGTATGACTATGTAATTTACTTGGATGCTGATATGCTTGTAAATGAAAAAGTCTTAGAGGATGAAATTCTAACTGATAAAGATTTTATAGGAGTAACACATCCAGGTTTTTATATGAAGAAACAACCAATGCCTTATGAAAGAAGAAAGATTTCTGAGGCTTATGTTGACATTAATGGTGATATGTATTGGCAAGGATGCTTGTGGGGCGGACAAGGTAAACAAGTGATGCAACTTTGCGAAACCCTTGCCGCAAGAGTAGATAGCGATTTAGAAAAGAATGTCATTGCAGAATGGCATGATGAAAGTCATTTAAATAAGTTTTTTATTGAAAACCAAGAGAGAGTTTATAGTCTGGGTCCAGAGTATGCATTCCCAGAAGCATACTATAATGATCCTGATAGAATGTCTAACTACCCACACATTGATCCAGACAAGAAAAAAATAATTCATTTATTGAAAAATAATTCTATAATGCACTCCTGATGAAGTTAAACTTATTAGATCTACCAGTTTATTATATTAATCTGGATGAGGAAAAGGAAAAAAAGAAAAGAACAGAAACCCTTTTAAGTGAGTTGGGTTTTAAAGATGTAACTCGTTTATCTGCGATTCGTCATGAAGCAGGTAGAATTATTGGGTGTGCTCGTTCTCATTATGAAATTTTAAAAACAGCAAAGGCACCTTTTATTATCCTGGAAGATGACTGCTCTTTAAATCGTGAATTTAATTCCGAAGTTGAACTTCCAGATGATGTTGATAGTTTATATCTGGGAATATCTCACTGGGGTCGGTATTTGAATCATTCTGGTCCTTATGTTCATTATACTCAATATAGTGATGAAGTTGTGAGAGTTTATAATATGTTGGCAACTCATGCTATTGCATATCTAAGTGACTATTATGTTGATGTTTGTAAAAGAATTGCATACCATAGTGGATATGAAGTCGAAAACCATTTAGACATTGGTTTTGCCGAAGTTCATAAACTTTATAATGTCTATTCTTTTGATGAACCAATTTTCAGGCAATATGAATGGAGTGCTGTTACAACAGGAAAACTGAGTTCCGTTTCTTACAATAAGAATATGGCAGATCGTTTGTTTGATGAAATTAAAAAGTCTGATGATAACTATTATAAGTTAAATGAAGAGTTTAAATCTCCTCTTCTACCTTTAATACAAAAAAGAGATGTAAATGGTATTCCTGGTTATTTTATCCCAACAAGAATAGTTTAATATGTACATTGCTTCTTGCCCTCTTCGAGTTTCTTTATTCGGAGGTTCAACAGATAACCCTTACTTTGTTGAAAAGTATGGATTTGGTTCGGTCATTAGTTTTAGTTGTAACCTCAAAACTTATATCAGTCTTCATGAAGATAAGTTAGGATATAATATGCAAGGTCGTAAGTATATTGTAAACTATTCTAAGAGAGAGGAAACTGAGTATATTGGTGATATTAAGAATGAGTTGGTTCGAATTGTTTTGAACTACTTTGGGTGTTTTCCATTAACTGTGAGTATGACTAGTGATGCATACTCACAAGGTAGTGGTCTTGCATCATCTTCTTCTTATATTATTGCATTGATTAAGTGCATCTCAATGTTTCAAGATTTGCATTTGACAGATATTGAAATCTGCGAACTTGCTCTTAAATTAGAGCAAGAAATGAATCCTTATTGTGGATATCAGGATCCTTATGGATGTGGTATTGGTGGATTTAAAAAGATTGATTTTGAAAAAGGTGGTATTATTAAGTATGACTTTTTGTCTACTGACTTGTTTAAACATTATGATGCACATCTAGTATTCACTGGCGTTACGAGAAATTCTAAGAATGTTCTTCAAGATGTCACTGCAAATATTGATAAGTCATTACCACTTTTAAAAACTGTAGATGATGCATATGATGCTTTGAAGAATAAAGACTACCCTAAGTTTCTTGAATTGTTGAATCATAGTTGGGAACAAAAGAAGCAAACAAGTTCATTAATCACCGAGAATAAAGAAATACAAACCATAGACAAAGTTCTCACAGAGAGCGGGGATGTTATTGCACACAAACTCTGTGGCGCTGGTAATGGTGGTTTCTTTCTTGTATTTTCTGAAACAAACACCTTGAAAATTCCTTATGAATCGATTAGAATAGATGTTGAATCAAATGGTGTAGTTGGACATAAATTATGAATCCATTTTCAGAATACGTTGATGCACTGCAGTGTGCTCAAATGGGCAATGAGTTTGAAAAGTATCAAGAGGCATTTAGGAGTCATCCTAGAATTATCATCTTAGGAAATGGTGGTAGTAACTCTGTTGCTTCTCATATTTCTCAAGACTATATGAAATTTCATGGTAAGAAGGTTTCTATTCTTTCTGATCCTTCAATGTTGACAATGCTTACAAATGACTTTGGGTATGAAAATGCATATCAAAAGTTTTTAGAGTATTATGTTGAGGATGATACTCTTGTGGTTATTATGAGCTCTGGCGGTGAATCAAAAAATATGCTAAACTGTCTAGAATGGTGTGAAGTCAATCAAGTGGACTATGGTGTTTTGACAGGATTTAATCCAGAAAACAGTATTCGAACTAGAGCGACTAATGCTTTATGGAATTATTACATCAATAGTGATGATTATGGTGTAGTTGAATGTATCCATCAAATCTTTCTTCATGGAGTAGTATGAAGTATTGTTTTGATATTGACGGGACTCTTTGTTATACCCCTAATAATGAAAAAGGAAAACCTGACTATCTGAGTGCTCATCCATATCCTTTTATGGTTGAACAAGTTAATCGTTTGTATGATGAAGGTAATTATATCATTATGCAAACTGCTCGTGGTAAAGGTTCTGGTATTGATCATACTGAATTAACCAAGAAGCAACTTGATGAGTGGGGATACAAATACCATGAATTGTTTCCTATGTTTTGTAAACCAACAGCAGACATCTTTATCGATGATAAGGGTATAAATGTTGAAGAATGGAAGAAACAACAACCACAAGTTAAAGGTATTGTTGCTGGTGCTTTTGATTTAATTCATCCTGGATATATTAAATTATTTGAGGAGTGTAAGCATCATTGTAATCACCTTACTATTGCTCTTCATGAAAATCCTTCTTGGGCAAGACCAAATAAACTTCCACCAGTTCAAACTTTGGAAGAAAGGAAGGAAATTCTTAGAGCGATAAAATATATTGATGATATTGTTGTTTATCAAGCAGAAGATACATTTTTGTCATACCTAAAAGATTATGATATTAGATTTTTAGGTGAAGACTATAAAGATGGATCTTATACTGGTAAAGACATTGACATTAAAATAGTTTTTATTGATCGAAGTCACGATTATTCTACTACAGAATTAAAAAGAAAAATTTCTAAATCTTGGAGGTAACATGAAATCATTAGTAACAGGCGGCGCAGGATTTATCGGATCAAATCTTGTCGATAAATTAATTGAATTGGGGCATGATGTTATAGTCATCGACAATGAAAGTGCAGAATCCAATGAACAATTTTATTGGAATGATAAAGCACAAAATTATAAGTATGATATTCGTGATTATGAAAATACAAGACCACTTTATGATGGGGTGGATTATGTTTTTCATCTTGCGGCAGAGTCTAGAATTCAACCAGCCATTGAAAACCCAATTAATGCTATTAGTTTAAACTCTGTTGGGACCTGTACAATTCTTCAGTGTGCAAGAGAAGCGGAAGTTAAAAGAGTCATTTATTCATCTACTTCTTCTGGTTATGGTATGAATCCATATCCTAATGTGGAAACTCAACCAGACGATTGTTTAAATCCTTATTCAGTTTCAAAAGTGAATGGAGAAAAACTGTGTAAGATGTATACGGATTTATTTGGAGTTAAAACAATTTCATTTAGATACTTTAACATTTATGGTGAGCGCCAACCTCTTCGTGGGCAATATGCTCCTGTAATTGGTATTTTTCTTCGCCAACGTTCTGCTGGAGAACCACTAACTATTGTTGGTGATGGTGAACAACGTAGAGATTTTACGTATGTTGGTGATGTTGTAACTGCTAATGTTTTGGCTGCAACTGCCGAAGTTGAAGATAGTGCATTTGGACAGGTTTATAATATTGGAACTGGATCAAATTACTCTGTAAACCAAGTTGCATCTATGATTTCTGATAATACTGTTAATATTCCACCAAGAATTGGAGAAGCTAGAACTAGTCTTGCTGATAATAATAAAATGAGAAATACTTTTGGTTGGGAACCAAAAATGAAACTTGAAGATTGGATTTCTGGACATCTATGACTGTTCAAATATTTACTTCGGTAGTCAATAGACCAGATTTTGTAGAAATACAAAAAAAGTTATTTGATAAATTTCTCGCAGAAGAATATCAATTTAACGTAGTTGATGATTCATTAGATGATAATATATCAGCAGAGTTTAAACAAATCTGTGAAAAGTATAAGATCATTTATTATAGAAAAGATCAGGGTAATCGTAGTGTAAATGAAAGTCGCTGGGCAGGAGCAAGACATGCTACTGAAACAATTCAGTGGACATTTGATGAGATTATCAAGAAAAAACATTCAAAAGACATAATTCTGTTTTTGGATTCTGATATGTTCTTGCTTGATGAATTTAATATAACTGAATATATGAAAGATACTGCTATTTCTGGATTACCTCAAACAAGAGGGCATGTATATTACATGTGGAATGGGATAATGTTTTTTGATATGGAAAAAGTATTTGAAATTGATCCTGATCTTAATTTTTCAGATGGTATGGTGGATGGAGAACTGACGGATATTGGTGGTCATTTCTATTATTATTTTAAGAAAAATAATGTTATAATGAAAGAGACTGATGTAACTTATCCTACTCATTTTCATGATATTGAGATTCAAAGTGATGAAATCACAAATGGTTTCAATTTTGAATTGCACTTAAATGGTAAGTTTTTACACTATCGTGCAGGAACTAATTGGCATACCCAAACTAATTGGAAAGGAAAAGTAGATCCATTGCAAGAAAAGGCAAAAATTTTTGAAAAAATAATTTCTAATTTTATTTAAATGAAGATATCTTTGATAGGTCCTGGAGTAATGCCCATTCCCCCCACAGGTTGGGGTGGTGTTGAGCATCTAATTTGGGATATGTACCAATCTCTCACTAAACTAGGACATGAGATTCAAATAATCAATGAACCTGATCCTAATAAAATTCTGTTTTTACTGAATGAATTCAAACCAGAATTTGTTCACATTCAGTATGATGAGTGGGTTGGTCTTTATCCACATATAAAGTACCCTTGTGCTATCTCTACTCATTTCGCTTATATTGAAAGGCCAGAAAAAATGGCAACATATAAGGAAAGGTTCTTTGATCAGTTTGCCCATATTAAACCAACTATTCTAGGTCTATCCGAAGGTATTAATAAAGTTTATCGTGAACAATCGCAAATACCTAACGATAAAATTTTTCTTTTGCCAAATGGTTTAGATATCAATCTTTATAATTTTACGGAAACTCCAAAATACCCAGATAGATCAATATGCATTGGTAAGATTGAAGAGCGTAAAAAGCAGTATTTGTTACAACAAATTGATTCAATTTGGTATGCTGGAAACGTTGCTGATGATAGATTTGATAGTTCTAAAAATTACTTGGGAGAACTTCCTAAAACTCAGATCTTTGAAGAGTTAACTAACTATGGTAACTTGGTATTGATATCTGATGGTGAAGCACATCCAAGAGTTTGTACAGAAGCACTTGCTGCTGGTCTTGGCGTTGTAGTATCTCAATGGGGAATAGCGAATTTAGATTTGAGTAAAAATTTTATCACAGTTATTCCTGATGATAAAATAACAGACATTGAATATGTTGAGGAACAAATTACAAAGAATAGGGAGTATTCTATTCAACATCGTGAAGAAATACGTGAGTATTCTAAGAACTTTGAGTGGCAAAAAATATATGAAGATTTTTATTTTCCTAGCATAGATAAAATTATTCAAACTTATAATGAAAAAAATAAAAAGGTTGAAATAAATTTTATGGATAAAAATAAATCTACACATAAACTCAAAGGTCTTCCTCCCATTTACTATATCAATCTGGATGAGAAACCAGAGAGAGCAAAGTTTATGGAAGACCAGTTTAAATACTGGGAGGTTGAAAACTATGAACGTATCTCTGCCTATGATGGGAGAGGAGATAGAGATCTTGGTGATATCTTAAAGGGACGTTATCCTGATATGATGTCTTCTGGTGAAGTTGGATGTGTAACTTCACATCTCAAAGCATTAAAGCATTGGTTGGAAACATCCGATTCTCCTTGTGCAATAATTATGGAAGATGATTGTGACATAAGCACTGTCACTCATTGGGGATTTTCTTGGAAAGATTTTTATGCAAAGGTTCCATATGATTATGATGTGATACAACTTGCCATCATTAATCCTGCACAGGTTCACGTCCAATTGCATCGTCGTTTTGTAAATGACTTTTCAACTGCCTGCTATATGATCACAAGGCATCACGCACAGAAACTTATTAATCTTCATTGTCGTGGAGATAAGTATAAACTTGATCAGGGTGTGAAACCACGTGCAGTTGCTGATGATTTAATCTATAATTCTGGAAATACTTTTGCTATCCCATTATTCTTGTATAAGATTGACTTGGGTTCTGATATTCATGATATTCATGTTGATGTATTTCATCGCAGTAGTCATGATGGATTATGGCAGTTTTGGAGAAATCAATCTGCCGATGTATCTGATTGGAATTCATTTTTTGATTATGATCCATATCTTGGAAGACTACCTCCTGGATGGGAAGGAAAATAGTAAGCATTTATACTTATATTATGTGAAAACCGTAACATGGGGTGCTTGACACCCCTTTATTTTTGCTATATAATTGTGTAACAATTCTTAACGAATGTACAATGACCGTAACAACTAATGATCGCGGACAAATGAATATGTGGGCAATTGAGCCACCTGTTTATATTTCCGACGAAGACGCTATCAAATATGGGATGAAGACTTATGCGGAACGTGCTGAATCTGCTAATGGACGCTGGGCTATGGTCGGCATTGTTGCTGGGTTCATTTCTTATGCTATCACTGGCAACCTCTACTTCGGACTCTTCTGAGACTTGACAATGACTTCATTCTTGTTTACAATAACATCAGTTGCCTTCTTTGTTTTGTTGGCACACTCTGTAAATCAACTTTCAGAAACTTATTAATTTATGGCATACAATGTTACCCTCCGATCCACCGATGGCACTGAAACCATTATTCAATGTGATGAGGATACTTACATTCTTGACGCAGCAGAAGAAGCGGAAGTCGATCTCCCATACTCCTGTCGCGCTGGTGCTTGTTCCTCTTGTGCTGGTAAAGTAATTGAAGGAACTGTGGATAATGAAGATCAAACATTCCTAGATGAGGATCAACTTGCAGAAGGATTTATTCTGACTTGTACCGCATATCCCAAATCAGATTGTGTGATCCTGATCGAACAGGAAGAAAACCTGTGAGAAGTGCTGACTGGTTGGGACAACTTTCTATTGCCCTTCAAGAACTTAAATGGACTGGAGAAGATGAAATTGTGGTTGAAATTGGTGGCGTAGCAGTAACTGGAACTGCAACTCATCCAGACGCTAATGCAAAGTGGGCGAAGCCATTTGGAACCGTTACTTATCAGAACGACGCTTTTATTGTTATCAAAAATAAAACTAGAAGTCCTATGGTCTTCTCCCAACCCAATCCAGAACTTAAACAACAACACCCCTACAAAGGAGAAAAACAATGAACGAAAGAGCAGAACGTATTAATGGTTGGGCAGCGAT